GATCAAGTCGCTGGTGGACGGCGAGGCGCGTGAGCGTGGGATGGTCGGTGGCGAGGTGCTGACACGTCCGCTCCAGCGCAAGGCCATGAAGCCGAAGCCGAAGAAGCGCGTCAACGTCACCCCTGCTCGCCGCGAAAAGGCGAAGAACGAGGGGAACTCGATGCCGGACGGCTCGTACCCCATCGAGAACGCTGAAGATCTGAAGAACGCCATCGATGCGGTGGGGCGTGCCAAAGATCCGGCTGCTGCCAAGGCATGGATCAAGAAGCGCGCCAAGGAGATGGACATGGAAGACACGCTTCCGGATGACTGGCAGGAGAAGACCCTGATTCCGCTTTCGGAATTCAAAGCATTGGACATCGACGTGGAGTCGATGCTCAATTCGTGATTCAATGTTCCCTGAGTTTGCAACGCACGGACTTCCGGCCACACGCAGCTCACACAACTGAAGAAAATTCCAAGATCAAGCTTTAGGAGGAACACAGCATGTCGCGTGTGGCAGAGCTGACCGAGGCCCTCAAGGGTGTCGGTGACGAAGTCAAGTCGTTCATGGACAACGGGATCAAGATCGAGGGCAAGAACGTCGAGGTCAGCCCTGAGTCCAAGGACAAGGTTCAGGGGCTCCTGGCCAAGGCCAGCGAGATCAAGATGCTGATCGATGCCGAGAAGCTCGGTGTCGACATCAAGCAGTACCAGGCCGACATCGATGGCACTGGTGGTGGTTCGGTCGCGCGGATGAACGCGGCGCAGATCGCCCAGATCAAGGGCATGAGCACCAAGTCCCTCGGCGAGATGTTCACCGAGTCCGACGCGTTCACGGAGTTCAAGGGGCAGGGTGGCGACACCATGCGCCGCGCTTTCTCGGTGGAGACGAACGACATCACGTCCTACGGGACGCAGATGAAGGACGTCTACAGCGCGATGAACTCCCACACCATCAACGTGGGGTCGGCACGCGTGTGCAGTTCGACCCCATGGTTCCGCGTGGTCAGCGTGCCGCTCGGGTCCGTGACCTGTTTCCGGTGGCCGCGACCTCGAACAACCTGATCGACTTCTTCCGTGTGCTGGGCTTCGTCGAGAACGGCGGCAACGGCAACGCGCAGCCGGTGGCCGACTACTCCGCTGGTGCGTTCGTCACCAAGCCGAAGTCGAACCTGCGTTTCGAGCCCGCTCAGGCTCCGGTTCGTACGATCGCGCACTGGGAAGCGGCGCACCGCAACATTATCCAGGACGTTCCGCAGCTTCAGACCACCATCAACAACGAGCTGCTCTACGGCCTGGCCCTCGTCGAGGATGACGAGATCCTGAACGGCGACGGCACCGGTGAGCACCTGCTCGGCATCAACAACACGCCTGGCATCCAGATCTACACGCCGAGCAGCCAGGAGCCGAAGGCCGATTCCCTGCGTAAGGCCACCACGCTCGCCGTCATCGCGAACTACCCGCCCAACGGCTACGTCCTGCACCCGAACGACTGGGAGGACATCGAGCTGGACAAGGGCTCGACGAACGACCACTACCGCCTCATTACGAACATCGCGATCGGCCTGGACGCACGGGTCTGGCGTCAGCGCGTGGTGGAGACCCCGGCCATGCCGGAGGGCGCTTTCCTGAACGGCTCGTTCGGTGGCGCCGCCCAGCTCTACGACCGGCAGCAGGCCAACGTCCGGATCGCGGAGCAGCACGGCAACTTCTTCGTCCAGAACGCGGTTGCGATCCTCGTGGAGGAGCGGCTGGCGCTGGCGACGAAGCGTCCGGAGGCCTTCGTCAAGGGTTCCTACAACCCGTGATGTAGGGTCTTCCTCGATTGCCAATTAACGTGGTCCGCGGGATTGGAAATCGAAGTTAGGTCCCCTGGCGGTAGAGAATGAGCACTCGCGACATGCCGCACGGAAAGGGTCTTCTCTCGGCACAGGAAGCCGTTGAGGGAGGGCCCTTTCCGTATGTCTGAAGCAGATGCTCGCAAGCCTGGCTAAACTCATCCGCAAGGTGTGGTGGCCGTGGCTGAGTACATCGTGGCACAGCAACGGGATACCAAGATCGGGGATACCTGGTTCGCAAGCGGGAGCTTCGGTCTGAACATCGGAGGGTCACTGGCCCTCCCCCAATCATGTCCTATCTGTGGTGCACCCGCACAAACCTGTATTGGAGATGCAAGCCATGGCGCAACGATCGACGAGCAAGCTTCAGAAGACCTCCCAGAGGCTGCGTGATCCGCAGCAGGTGCAGGATGACACCGACGTCGAAGAGTCCAACGTCGGCGAGAACGCCGCGCCGGACAACCCTTCGCACCTCATGCCGTCTGTTCAGGCGAACGGCGGTGGTGCGAGCACGGACGACCCGAAGGAGCGGGATCTCGGTCCGGACTTGTCGCCCACCGAGCTGGCAGACCTCGGCTATCCGAATCCGGAGACGACGCCAGACGAGGGCATGAAGTCCACGCGGCAGGGCGACGAGACGTCTGTCGAAGCTGCTCGTCGCAATGTGAGCCTCGCGCACAAGGTGCTGGACGACAAACTGGACTCGATCAGCGCGGAGCACGAGAACCGTAAAACCCTGCTGGAGATGTCGGTCGCGGAAGAGGTCGACTACGCGAACCTCCCCAACGCACCGAAGGGTGATGTTCTGATCCTCGGTCCGGATGAGCCCCTGCGGGTTTCCGGCGATGAGCAAGGCGGGGTGATCGTTCTCGACAAGCCCGTTTACCGGGCACGTCGTCCGTTCCGGTCCCTGCGCTGGACGTTCACCTTGGAATACTCGGCAGGTTCCCACCTGCCCGTATCGAAGGTGCGGAGTGTTCCGAAGCCCATCAACAAGCCGGAGGAGTCCGGTACCGAAGAGACCAAGTAAGGCCCTGCCCAGTACGTTGTTATCCGATTGAAGGAAGCCATGAGTATCGTCAGTTGGTCGGATCTTTCGACGTACATGGGCGGGCCGAACGTCACACCCAACCAGCAGAGCCTCATCACCGACACCATCATCCCTGGTGTGCAGCAGGAGCTTGAGCTTTACCTGAACACGCCTGTTGAGCTGGTTCAGGTTCGGGAGAGCCTCACCCCAGAACAGGATGGTTACGTCTACTTCACCTACGCTCCGGTTCGAAAGCTGATTTCAGCATCCTGGTCGGTCGATGGCGCGCAGCCCATCACCCTCGTCCAGTACGAACCTGATCCGGTAGCCGTAGACCCGTCCGTAAACCGCCCTGTGATCGACCGTACGGCTACAGCGGTGATGGCGTCGTCGTACCGGTACCCAATCGGCCTTACGGGCTTCCCTGGCGTTTACGCGTCCGGGGTGTCCTACGTGGTGTTCGACTACATCGCCGGATATGACGGTACCAACGACAAAGCCCTCAAACTGGCTCTGCTGAGGGTTACCGCTCGTGAGGTCGAGCGTGAGTTCGATACCACCACAGGAATTCGAGACGGAAGTTTGGAGCCTGCTGGTCAGTCGGACGATCGGCCCAAGGGCTGGACCGACGATGAACTCAAGCAGTTCAGTCGGCTCAAGCGCAGAGTGATCCTCTGACATGGGACTCGAATACGACCAAGTTGCAGGGCGGCGGGTGGCCAAGCGAATTCGCAATCTCGCCCTCCGTACCGAAGACGTGTCGAAGTCCTGGCCGAAGGTGGGCGCCTATCTCGGCCGTCAGGTTCGTCGACAGTTCAGCACGCGTGGAAAACACTTCGGCACACCATGGAAGCCGCTGGCCAAGGCGACCAGGAAGCAGAAGAGCAAACTTGGCTTCGGAAGAATTCCCTTGGTGCGCAAGGGCACCCTACGTGAGTCCTTCATCGGTCGTCCGATGGACATCGAGAAGTACAGTCCGCAGCAAGCTGTTTTCGCCTCCAGTCTCAAGACAGCCAATTGGCAACAGCATGGGACACGCCGACACGGAAAACAGCACATCCCCCCACGTCCGATTCTTGAAGTGACAGCACTCATGCAGAGCGACGTGAAGGAAATCATCAAGAAGTACATCGTCGGCAAGGGCAAGGGAAGCGCGGTTATCTCATGAGCTACATCCAGGGTGCCGAGCTGCTTCGCAAGACGGTAGCCGAATATCTTGCCGACACACTCCCGGAGATTCTTCCGATTGCAAGAACCGCCACAGGTACGACTGCTTTGCAGCTTCCTGAGCCGGTCAGGTACGACATGTATGACCCGTACTCCGCGAATGACTATCCCGTGGTGGGCATGTACGTGGTTTCCGATCGGGACCACGAGCATCGTGACTTCGACGCAGCAGCCGAACGCGAGTACTGGGTTCGTTACACCTGTCGCCTTTTTGTTGTTGCCGTCACGCCTAAAGATGCGGACGGCGAGTACATCGGCGGCGAAGACGTCTTCAAAGAGACCATCCGGATGCGGGACAACCTCATCGCTGTCTTGAAAAACGCGCTACTTGGATCGCCAAGTCTAGGTGGGCATGATGTGGAAGTTCTTGAGGAGACAATATCCACGGACTACGAAGAGCCAGCGCCGGTCAACGAAAAGATGCGAAAAGTCTTGACCGCGGTGGGGATCGTGAACCTGGATATACGAATGGGTGAGTCGCTCTACCTGCCAGCGTTGGGAACGGTCGAGACGACGAACCTGGTAGCAGACCACGCCAACATGGGAGAAGACCTATGACTACCACGAAGTTCGTCCTCGTCTACAACGCCGGTCAGGGTCCGTACACGGTGGACCAAGAAGCCGGTCTTCAGGTTCTCCCTGGAGAGTTCGGAGTGGCACAGCGTTCGGTCGTCAAAGACTGGGTGGAAGACAACCAGCTCGTCATCATCGATCTGGCGGCCATCACGGATCACTCGCAGCCTGGTGCGAAGCGCGCCAAGGCCGAGTACGAGCGTTTGGTCAAGGAATGGGAAGCCGAAAAGGCCAAAGATGCCAACGACGCTCTGCCTGCCGACTACGATGACTCCAGTAAGAAGCCCGAGAAAAAGTCCAGCAAGTAACTGAAGCAAGACAAGGAGGGGTAGTCAATGCCTGGTCCAGGCGTAATCGTTTCAACCACTACCCGGATCGGCCCTACCGCTCCGCTCAGGGCGCCTTCCGGCAAGTATTTCGTGGTGGGTTTGACCGAGCGTGGTGACACCACGAAGGCGATCCAGGTTCGCGGTATGGCGGATGTGTCAGCACTGACCGGTGCACGGGTCACGTATGGCGCTGCCTACGACAGCCTGAAGATGTACTTCGACGAGGGCGGTGAAGCGGCTTACATCGGTCGCGTTGTCGGCCCTGCCGCCACCAAGGGAACACTCACGTTGGTGGACCGAGCCGGTTCGCCGCTGAACACGATCCGAGTGGACGCACAGAACGCTGGTGCGTGGTCCACCCAGGTTCAGGTACAGGTCCTCGACGGAACCCTCAGCAACACGTTCCGGATCGTCGTCACGCTCAACGGGGTTCTTGTCGAGGACAACAACAACCTCGCCACTCCGGCCGCCGCCGTACTGGCTTTCTCCGAATCCAATTACGTTCGGCTGACCGACCTGGGTTCGGCAACAGCGGCACCGAACAACAACCCGGCCGTTCTCGCCGCGACAGCTCTTTCGGCTGGTTCGGACGACCGTGCTTCGGTAACCAGCGCTCACTACGTGACTGCTCTCGCATTATTCACCAAGGATTACGGTGACGGTGCGGTTGCGGCTCCCGGTCAGAACGGCTCGACCATCTGGTCCGGCATCAATACGCACTGCATCGCCTACAACCGCATTGGTCTGCTGGCCGATACGGTGAACGCCTCGGTCGCCACGCTCGTCACGGATGCTTCGGGAATCAACTCGGAGTACTGCGGGATGTTCGCACCATGGGTCAAGGTTTCCGACGGCGCCGGTGGTACTCGGACCATTTCGCCGGAAGGCTACGTAGCGGCGTGCCGTTGGCGGGCTCACTTCGATACCGGTCCCTGGCGTGCACCTGGTGGCCAGATGGGCGTGTCGAACACGATCCTCGACGTCAACACGCGGTACACGGACTCCGAGGGGTCAACGCTCAACGACGGCCGGGTTAGCGCGATCCGGTTTATTGCAAACTCAATCCGGCTCTACGGCTGGCGCTCCACGTCCAGTACCACGCGGAGTTGGTACCACCTTATATACCGCGATTTCCTGAACTCCCTCGTCTATCAGGCGGGTGCCGTTCTGGAGCAGTACGTGTTCCAGACGATCGACCGCAAGGGCCAGCTTCTGGCCGCAGTCAACGGCGCCCTCGTCGGTATCTGCCTTCCCCTGGCACAGAAGAACGCCTTCTATCCGCTTCTGAACGGAGCCGGTGAAGAAGTCGATCCGGGCTTCCAGGTGGACACCGGCTCGAACGTGAACACGCCCACCACGATCGCGCAGAACCAGCTCAACGCGAAACTCTCCGTTCGTGTCAGCCCGTCCGGCGAACTCATCACACTGAACATCGTCAAGGCCGATCTCCTCGATGGCCTGGGCTGAGATAAGGAAGGGGGAGAAATTCGATGTCGAAGTCAAGTCAACGTCAATTCGTCGCTAGGGTCGCCGGTATCGAGGGCACCTTCATGACGAAGTCCGGCGGAAACTCGTCGTCGGATGTCACGAAGGCGTATGACGGCGGATCCGATGTGCCTGACCTCATCGCGGCTCCGAAGAACGTCGAGGACGTCACCGTGTCGCGCGGCTACGACGCCGTTCGTGACGAGCCACTGCTGAAGACGCTGCGTAGCAAGGTTGGTTCCTTCGAAACCACCATCTCGGTGACGCCGACCGATCGGGATTACGTGGCATCGGCCGATCCGGTGGTCTATTCACCGGCGTTGCTCATCGGTCTGAACGAGCCTGAAGTGGCCGCGGACAGTGGAGACCTGGCCACCTTCGAATTGGTCTTCGCGGCAGGTAACGTACGGTAGTACTCCTGGATCCGGTGTAACCCGCACAGGTTGAGCGAAGCGACCAGCGCCACCCTGGGTGGGCGGTGTGGTGGTCATCGGATCCAGGTCAGCACCCACGGTCCTCGATCAGGAAAGCCACCCATGTGGTGTGTAAGTGCTACCGGGACGGGGACCGTGGGCCAGCAAGACAGCCGGAA